GTTTATTTGTGTTTGGTCGCGTGGGTTCATTTTCATTAATTATAACTAGCAATCTGGCTTTAAATCTTTCTGCGGATTGTTCATTATTTCCTAATTGATCCATCTTTGTTACATAATCTGCGTGTGACCCAGGAAAATGGTAATATTTTTCCCAGATACATGCTAAATCTTGAAACGTAAACAGATTTAATCGTGGTTCCATTTTGATCATCTCATCTCTGATTTGATCGAATTTCGTTTGTCCATGAAAATAAAATCCTCTAAGTGCGGCATTGCAGTTATCTTCAGTAGCCTTAAGTATATCTTGGTTGTCTTTGTTAATTCTCACCCAATAAGTCATCTCTATAAGAGAGTTCTCATCGGGGAGAGGTACGTAAAGTCCTCGCCATAAGCGGGTCTTATTTTTCAAAAAAGACAATTCAGTGATATCCATAAGGGGTATTAAGATTTCCGATTTGTCGCCCATAGTGTATTTCATTCCTCTTTCCGTTAGCCATTTTCCAAAAGTTTTTCCATTGAAATTAGGAGCGATAGATTCGTGTACCACTTGTACAGTGTCGTCACCACCTCTTTTCCCTCTGGTCTTTTCTCTATAAACCTTAATGCTAGCATTAATGGGATCCATTTTTCTCATGATACTCAAATAAGCTGACCTATGCAGTATCTCGTTTATAATACAGTTTTGGTTGTATGTTGTTAACATTCCGGATGGCAAAGTACCATCAGATCTATAAAGGTCATAACCAAAAATGTAATAATGAGTCGAAAAAAGTTCCATTAGCGTTTCCATTTCAAGAGGTTCTATCAGATGTTTGACAGAATTAATCATGATCTCGAATGATGCTCGCATGAGGAGTCGGGAAATTGAGCGGTCCCAGTTCTTATAATCTCCGTCGAAACCTTGAAAACCAACTTCGCGTAAATAAGATATGACTTCATGCCACTGTAGTGACAATCGATCAACTCCAATTGTTGCGAAAGTTCGTTCTGAATCCTGATAGTAAGCCAACATATGAGTAAATAAATATTTCCGTGATATTAAGAAATGTATTAAATTACCGTTAGCAAACAATCGCGATTTTGGTTTCTCGTAGATTTTCTCTAGTTTGACACGTTCGTCCTTTATCGATAATACAAATGGTAGAAAGGGGACAATTCCATTTTGTATTTGCTTTTCAGCAAGCTCGTAATCACCAAGTAGACGACTTCCAAAAGAAAGCTTATCGGATCTAGTAATTAGCTTCTCCTTATTTAATCCTTCCACCATATAGGGGTACCCACATGAAGTATTCATGGGTATTGAAGTTGAACCTTCATATTCAGGGAGTCCATTAAGGACTTCTTCGTGATTTAATATTTTTGACGGTACTTTGCTTTTCCTCATCAAATTAAAATCTTCCTGCTTAAGTGATTCAACTGCTTCTCGTATCTCGAATTCCTTAAAATCCGTGATAAGTGAGTAGGCTTCAAATAGTGTAGGGATCAAATCTTTCGAAGGTAATCGGGGGTCGTTAAAACTAAGGGCTGATGGTTCGGTAGTATGTTTACTTACGCATTCATACACTAAAGATGGTCTAAGATCAGTCTTTTGGTTTTGAAAGGGTGGTTTGGTTATTTGACCAATGAATTCGAGCTTGTGTTCATGAGGTAGGTAGTTGGGCTTTCCTTCAACATAAACTAATCCTTGTTCTTCGATGTCGAGAGTTCGTTTCATAAGAGTTTCAAGTGATTCTCGAGTCACATAATGAAACAATGAATTTCCGTTGTGTGACGCAGCAATATGTATTCCTAAAATGGGAGCGCATATCCTAGAATCATTTACAAAAACAGCTGTTCCGCAAGATGATGGTCGCGGCATGTAAGTTGCTTCCGCACATACATGATAATAAGTTTCGCCTCCCTTAATCCGGGGAGTCAACCTTTTGTCATTTATCACTGTTCCTGAATGAACTTCAGTACTGTAATCTTCGATTTTCGAAATATCGTGAATCTTTTCGGTTCCATAATAGTCAACTCTACAAACTTTGTAGTTCATAGTGCTAGCTGTACCGTCCCAAAAAAAATGAGTGATATTTTTCTCTGCAGAAAAATATGTCTTATCTAATTCATATAAGACAACGTCATTTCTAACTGTTTCATCAAATTGGCCTTTCGGTAATTTGAATTCACGTATTCGTTTCTTTTCAAAGATTATTGTTTTTGTTTGATTCCATCCATTCTTTGTCACGTAAATTTGTGTTCCGTCTTCTACGAAACCTTTCTCGCGTGCAAAATCACTAAAGAAGTGTCTAACCGTCAGAATAAATTGGCCGCCAACAAATATGCAGTTGACCTGATTGCCATTATTCATTCGCAGAACTCCAGTCGCCCTTTTGATTATGGGCAGG